CTAATATTATAAATAATAGCAAATATTGAAACAACCGTATTATGTTAAACATATCATTAAAAAGGAAGAACTAAAATGGCATTAGGTACACCGTCAGAAAGTCCTGCGGTTGTTGTCAAAGAAATAGACCTGACGGGTGGTGTTCCAAACGTCCAGTCTACCACTGGCGCAATTGTAGGTAACTATCGCTGGGGTCCTGTAGGTCAAAGAGTACTCGTAGACAATGAAGCAACTCTTGTCGATACCTTTGCAACACCAGACTCAGCGTCGACTGTTGACTTCCATTCTGCTCAATATTTCTTGAGATATTCAAGTTCATTGCAAGTAGTACGAGAAGCAACAAGTGCAGCTAAAAATGCTCGTTCAACAAAAGGACAACTCGCAACAGATAGTGATGGTTCACTGCCTACAGAGTTTGTTAAGAACGCTGCAGATTGGGATGCACAAAAATCCGCATTAGATTCAGATTCACACACAATCATTGCGAAATATCCAGGTGAACTGGGTAATTCACTAAAAGTATCAATTTGTCCATCAGATGCAACTGCATTCTCAGGTTGGTCATATGCTTCAAACTTTGACAAAGCTCCTGATACATCAGACTATGCATCAGATCGTAATGCTCTTGATGATGAAATTCACGTAGCAGTTATCGATGAAGACGGCAAATTTACCGGTACAAGAGGAACCGTACTAGAAACTTTCTCTTTCTTGTCAGTAGCATCAGATGCAAAGAATGCTGATGGAACTAACAACTATGCGCTTGACGTTATTAATGAACGTTCAGAGTATGTTTGGATGGTTGCATGGGATTCAGATTATTCAACTGCTGGTGCAGGTACACAAGTAGATAGTGGTGACGATTTCTCAATGGGTACACCGGCTGTTGTAGACCACAGCTTGGTAAAAGGCGTCAATTCTGCAGCTCTTGGTACTTCAGAAGTACTATCTGGCTATGATCTCTTTGAAGATAAAGATCAGGTAGAGATTGACTTCTTGATTGCTCCAAGCATGATTGCTACAGCAGATCAACAAACTGTTGTGAATGACCTGGTTTCTACAGCTCAATCACTTCGCAAGGATTGTATCGTTTGTGCTTCACCAGCAAGAGACGATGTTGTTAACCTAACAAGTGCAGCAACAATTACTTCTAATATTGTTACTACTGCAAATGGTTATACTAACTCATCATATCTTGTTGCTGATAATAACTTCTTGAAAGTTTATGATAAGTACAACGATGGTTATATCCATATTCCAGCAGCATCATCAACTGCAGGTATTTGTGCAGCCACAGATTTAAATAGAGCCCCATGGTTCTCACCAGCAGGTCAAAGACGTGGACAATATTTGGGAATTACAGGTCTTGCCTGGACACCAAATAAAGCACAAAGAGATACACTGTATAAAGTTGATGTAAATCCAGTTGCTAATATTCCTGGACAAGGTACACTTCTCTATGGTGATAAGACAATGCTTGGACGTCCTTCAGCATTTGATCGTATCAACGTACGTCGACTGTTCCTTATCCTTGAAAGAGCAATCGGTAGAGCAGCTCAACAAGTATTGTTTGAATTCAATGATGAGTTTACTCGTGCAGAATTCGTAAACATTGTAGAGCCTGTCCTACGTGAGGTACAAGGTAGACGTGGAATTACAGACTTCCGTGTAGTCTGTGATGAAACAAACAATACCCCAGCTGTTGTCGATCGCAATGAGTTCATCGCAAACGTCTTCATCAAGCCAGCACGTTCAATCAACTACGTAACACTGAACTTCGTAGCTGTAAGAACTGGTGTTGACTTCGAAGAAGTCGTCGGTACAGTTTAATTTAGCGTCATAGGAGAAATAAAATGGCAGTATTAGGCGTTGACGATTTTAAGTCAAAACTCAGAGGTGGTGGCGCTAGACCTAATTTATTTAAGGCTACGATCAACTATCCAGGTTATGCCGGTGGCGACGCTGAACTGACTTCGTTTTTGTGCGAAGCGGCTCAGTTGCCCGGTTCAACCTTCGGC